CAACTCGCTCAGGGGGATGGTATCCTTCCCCCTACACTTAGCGAATTCGTCCCGTCTCTTTTCGAGCTGGCGCCCGAGCCCACTAGAAGGTGTTACGCCAAAGTTTACTGCCCCCTCAGACAGCAGTTCCAAAACCATGCGTTTAGTCACCTTCCCACTCCCATTCCCTCCCGCCCATAACGGACCTGGCCGTAACTGCTTGGGCCCGAACCTCCGCAGCGTTCGGGCTATTAAGCCTTTCATGTCACGCGACACGTGATTTAGAGAGGCGAGTGCCGGAAGCAAGTCGCGTCCTTCGGCGAGGGCTTTGGCGCACGACAGTTGTGCAAGGTGTCCTATATCCTGTGACACCGCATACTGACGCCGATCCTCCTCATTGGTCACGTGGTTGAAGAACGATTCCCACTTGACACGAACGATGCGTTCGCAGAACACCCCGCCTAATCCGTAGAAGCTCTTCTCGGTGTTGACGACCAACCCGAGCTCCTCCAGATTCCTAGAATAGCGCGCGGCGGTACCCTTGGTCCAGAGCCCGATCAAGTCGTCACCGCATACAGCGTAGGTGTCCTTCCTTGCACCCGCACTCCAAGCAGCATAACCATTGAGGACAGACAATACTATCCACGACGGGCCAAGGCCCATGTGAATCCCTCTGGTGGAAACACTCTCAACCTCCTCGTCAGGACCGAAGTCTTGGGGTTTGAGGCCGACCACCCGTTGTGGACCTAGAATGCGATGGCAGAATCGCCGCCACGTCTCGGACATTCCGAACTTTTGGCAAAGTTCGTCCGACACCACACGTGCCAGGCTGTGGGGAATGTAATCAGTAGCTTTTGACAAGTCCGCGGAGAATAGCCGACTCCGGGGGTCTTGTGATTCTAGACGAACATTCTTTCCACGCAGCGTTTCTTTCGTGCAGTACGAGGTGGCCACTAGCCCTAACCAGGCTTTGGTCACCATCCGTGCCGCTAGTACGTCTGTTCCTTGATGGAGCGTCGCGACTCTCGCTTTTCCTCCCATTTCCTCGACAACCAACGGTTTCAGTCGCGGTAACGTGGTCTGCTCAAGTGCATCGAGCACGCCCATGTCTACAATGCGTCTGGTACCAGTCAGGAAGGGGTTGGACACAGGATACTCAACATCCTTCCTGTCCAACTCGTGTCTATCATCTTCTGTCTTGACAACAAGACCCGGC